AACGGCAACCGCAAGCTCTACAAGGATCGCAGGGAGCAGAAGATCGACTCCGTGTCGGCATTGCTCGATGCTTGGGTTGCGTACAAAGTCCACCGAGAGATATTCGACTGAAAGGAGGCCGGCGGTGTCATTCGCGTCCAGGCTCAAGCACGCCTACAACGCGTTCACGAATCAGGACAGATCACCGGACTGGAATCTGGGTACTTCCTACGCCAGTCGACCCGATCTCCCTCTCAGCGTGTACAACATGGACTCGTCTATTGTTAACACGCTTTACAACATCATCTCGATCGACGTGGCGGCTACTCCGGTACGGCATATTCAGCTGGGCGAGAATGGCCGCTTCGAGTTCGAGCGAGCGTCGTCTCTCAACGACTGTCTTGAGTTCGCGCCGAACAAGGACCAGAGCGGGCGAGCCTTCATACAGGACATCGTCCACACGTGCTTCGAGTACGGTGCGGCGGCCGTGGTACCGGTCGACACGGATCTGAACCCGAGGGAATCGAACACCTTCGAGATCAAGTCCATGCGCGTCGGCTACGTGACGCAGTGGTATCCGGACCACGTCAAGGTACGGCTGTACAACGATCGCAAAGGCGAGCGCGAAGAGCTGATTCTGCCTAAGAGGATTGTGGCCATCATTCAGAACCCGTTCTACGAGGTGATGAATAAGCCGAACTCCACCCTTCAGCGCTTGGCGCAGAAGCTCACCCTTCTGGATGTCGCGGACAAGAGGGCGTACTCTGGCAAACTAGATATCATCATACAGTTGCCCTACACCATCAAGTCCGAGGGTCTGCAGAAGCGAGCTGACGCCAGACTGAACCAGATTTCAGACCAGCTCACCAAGTCGACGTATGGAATCGCCTACGCTGACGGTACCGAGAAGATAACGCAGCTCAACCGCCCGGCCGAGAGCAACCTTCTGGCCCAGATCCAGTACCTGACCAAGGAGCTCTACGCTCGACTCGGCGTCACTGAGAACGTCTTCAACGGCACAGCCAAGGAAGAGGAACTCGCGCAGTACTGGAACCGAACGGTTGAACCGATGCTCGACGCGATTTCTATCGCGTTCACTCAGACCTTTCTCACCAAGACCGCCAGGACACAGGGACAGCGAGTCAAGTATTTGAAGGATCCGTTCCGCCAGGTACCGCCGTCCAAGATGATCTCGGCGCTCGACACACTCCTTCGAGACGAGGTCATCTCGTCCAACGAAGGCCGTTCGTACCTGTCCCTTCCGCCCGCCCCTGACGATGGTGCGGACGCCTTGCAGAATGCGAACATCAACCCGTCCGCCAGCACGGCGCTGGACGCATTGCCGTCTCAGGCCACGCCGTCCCAGGACGAGTACGACACTGAACCTACGGACGGAGGTCAAAATGGCGTATGACTTCAGCGGGTACGCCACGAAGAACGACCTGACCTGCTCAGACGGTCGGATCATTCGCCGAGACGCCTTCCGTGACAACGACGGAGCCACCGTCCCGCTTGTGTGGCAGCATGGTCACAACGACCCTGCGAACGTTATTGGACACGCGAAGCTCGAGAATCGCAAGGACGGCGTATACGCCTACTGCTCCTTCAACAAGACCGACGCGGCTGAGACTAGTCGCGAGCTGGTCGAGAACGGGGACGTGGACTCGCTGTCAATCTATGCCAACCGCCTGTCCCACTCAGGACCTAGCGTGACGCATGGAAACATCGTTGAGGTCTCGCTCGTGCTCTCGGGCGCGAACCCCGGGGCGCTCATCGACAATGTGGCCATTCAGCACTCCGACGGATCCTACGAGGACGCCGAGGATGAGGCCATCATCTACACCGGCACTACACTCTCGCACTCGGACGAAGAGCCCGAGGATGAAGAGGACACCGAAGAGGAAGAGGAGGACGACGTGGCCGAAGAGGAGTTCGACGTCAACGAGTTCGTTGACTCCCTCACAGACGAGCAGGTTGACACTCTGTATGATTTCATCCAGTCCCTCCAGGACGAGGATGACGACAACGACGACAACGACGAGGCCGAGCACGGTTTCGGCAAGGAGGATGTTCTGGTGCACTCCAACATCTTTGAGGGTTCAGACGAGCCGGTCTACGGTGAGGTTCTGTCCCACTCCCAGATTCAGGAGATCTTCGAGGACGCCGCCCGCCCGGGCATGACCCTCAAGACTTCGTTCCTGGCTCACGCTCAGGACTACGGCATCAAGGAGCCGGAGAAGCTGTTTCCCGACGCCACGCTGGTGGACAAGGAGCCCCAGCGCGTCATGCGCGAGAACAGCTGGGTCTCCAAGGTTCTCAACGGCTGCAAGCACACGCCGTTCTCCAGGGTTAAGACTCAGTGGTCCGACCTTACCCCCGACGCTCTGCGCGCCAAGGGCTACGTGAAGGCCAGCCGCAAGAAGGACGTCGTCTACGAGGTGGCCAACCGTACCACCACCCCGACCACGATCTACAACAAGACTCGTATGGACCGCGACGACATCCTGGACATCACGTCCTTCGACGTTGTCGCCTGGATGAAGCAGAACCTGCGTCTCGCTCTTGACGAGGAGCTGGCTCGCGCTATCCTGATCGGTGACGGCCGCGACGTGTCCTCCCCGGACAAGATCAAGGAGGCCAACATCCGTCCGATCTGGAAGGATGACGAGCTCTTCGCCCACAAGGTCACCCTTGAGGCCGCTGCGGATCAGTACGCGGTAATCGACGCCGTTCGCCGTGCGAGGAAGAACTACAAGGGTTCCGGCTCTCCGGTTCTTTACACGACCAACGAGTTCGTCTGCAACCTGCTCGAGCTCCGCGACAAGAACAACCGGTACGTCTTCCAGACCCCGCAGAACATCGCCACCAGCCTGAACGTCTCCGACCTGGTCGAGGTTGAGGTCATGGAGGGCGCTGAGCGTGACGATGGCGGCAAGCGCAAGCTGCTCGGCATTATTGTCAATCTGTCCGACTACACTCTTGGTGCCGACAAGGGCGGCGAGGTCAACTTCTTCGATGACTTCGACCTGGACATCAACCAGCAGAAGTACCTGTTGGAGACTCGGTGCTCCGGCGCGCTGACCAAGTACAAGAGCGCTCTGGTCATCGAGCAGAAGACGGCCTGATTCGTCAAAATGGCTAAGTTCTTCGGAAAGATCGGTTACGGCGAGTCCGTACAGGTCAAGCCTGGGGTTTGGCAGGACAAGATTACCGAGAGATCGTACTACGGTGACGTCACACGAATGATGAAGCAGTATGTCTCGACCGACAAGGTGATTCCGGATCTCCGCACGAACAACCAGATCCGCATTCTCGCGGACGCGTTCGCTCTGGAGAACTTCACGGCCATCAAGTACGTGGAATGGATGGGGGCGCGCTGGTCCGTCAGCAATGTCGAGGTCGCACGCCCCCGTCTAGTCCTCGACCTCGGAGGGGTGTACAATGGGCCGACTACAACTCCATGAGTCTTTGGTTGGGGCCCTTGGCTCGGACCATGTATACTACCAGCCACCGGAATCGGTCAAGCTCATTTACCCATGCATCGTCTATCAGCGCAACAACGCTTCGCCGTATTACGCGGATAACATGCTGTGGTGGAACTTGATCGGATATCAGGTCACGGTCATCGATCGCGATCCGGATAGTGTCGTGAACGACAAGGTGGCCGCAATACCGACGGCTCGATTCAGCCGCTTCTTCGCGACTGAGGGCCTCAACCACAATGTGTTCACCATCTACGCTTAGGAGGACGCAGCATGGCTGCTCTCACCTGGGACCAGGATGGCGCTCGCGTCTACGAGACTGGTGTTGACCACGGCGCTCTGTACGTCGTGGACGCTAGCACTGGCAAGTACGGCAAGGGCGTGGCCTGGAACGGTCTCACCAAGGTCACAGAGACCCCGTCAGGCGCCGACATCTCCGATGTCTACGCGGACAACATCAAATACCTCTCCCTCCAGGCCGCTGAGACCTTCGAGGGCACCATCGAGGCCTACACGTTCCCCGACGAGTTCATGGCCTGTGACGGTACCGAGGCTGCCGAGGCCGGAGTTTACCTCGGCCAGCAGGCTCGTGCGAAGTTCGGTATCGCCTACCGGACTGTCAAGGGCAACGACACCAAGGGTAACGCGTTCGGCGAGAAGATCCACGTTCTCTATGGCCTGACCGCTCAGCCTTCGGAGCGCGCTTACAGCACGATCAACGACTCTCCTGAGGCTATCAGCTTCTCCTGGAGTGTCAAGTCGACCCCTGCCGCGGTCACTGGCCACAAGCCGGTTTCCGTTATCACTCTCGACAGCACCGTGCTCTCCGCCACGAAGTACAAGGCCGCCAAGGAGATACTGTTCGGCAAGTCCGACGCCGAACCGAAGCTCCCCACACCGGACGCGCCCATCACCGCCATCAAGTCCGCGGCCTGATATACGCCTGCGCCCTCGGTTGATCGCGAATCCCGAGGGCGCAGCGTCTTGATAGGAACACGCATGCTTACACTTCAGATCCACGGGGAGGAGAAGTACGACGATGTACGCAATCTCTTCATTCCGGGAATCGTCACCGAGCTGAAGCTTGAACACAGTCTTCTATCTCTGTCAAAATGGGAATCAATCTGGAAAGTGCCATTCCTCGGTAATCGAGAGCGCACCGCTGAGCAGTCGCTCAGTTATATCGAGTGCATGACGATTGGCAGAGTCAACCCCCTGGCGTACTCCCACCTTACACCTGAACACGCCCAGAAGGTTGCGGACTACATCAACGACCCGATGACCGCGACAACATTCCGAGATCACGGTCCGGGATCACGAGAGATCATCACTTCGGAGCTGATCTACTACTGGATGGCCACTTTCTCCATTCCGTTCGAGTGCGAGAAGTGGCATCTGAACCGCCTCATGACTCTGATCCGTGTCTGCGGCGAGAAGAACAAGGATCCCAAGAAGATGAGCCGGGCCGAGATAGCTCGTCAGAACCGTTCGCTTAATGCGGCCCGTAGAGCGAAGATGGGAAGCAAGGGATGATCACAGGAACCATCTCCGGGAAGTCCAATCCGGGGTCCACCGTCGTTGTGGACGTGGTCAACGGGTCTTCTACCTCTCTCACCACGATCGACGGGAACATCAATATCCAGGCCGTGGGATCCGAGGGCGCTTACACCCGAATCTACGTCTACTACGCGGACAATACGAGTGCGAAGTATACCGGAACTCTCAGCGAGAAGCGACCGATTTCGTTCAACGCGACCAAGAACACCGGAGGTGGTGGAAACGGTAATGTCCTCATTCTGCCGGTGGGTGGCGAGGTTCCGTCGGGGACGCCGTCGAACACGGTGATTGTGCGTAGGACCGTCTGATGGCCATGCGAATCCGTGGATCCGTCAACAGCTCGGATCCAACGAAGCAACTAAATTATATGGGGGCGTTCAAATCCGGCGACTGGGGACTACTCGTAGTGGCCGGACAGTTCGGAACGCAGGGGGATGCCACGCCTGCTGGCTGGACCGGCATTTACGACACGGACAAGAAGGGCGAGAACTGGATTCGCTCAACCACTGTGGCCGTACACAAGGCCCAGTGGGGGACTGAATTCCGAAACATCAACTGGGGGTCCAAGAACGCCGATTACAAAGGGCGTCAGTGCGCATATCTCGTCGTGATCGACGGCTCCACCATCGACAACATGGAGCTCGAGGCGATTCACAGCACCGAGAACGCGCAGCTCATAAATGACGTCCCGTGCTTCGGCATCATGACGATGCATGCCTCGGCCGCCGAGGGTATCGTCACTTTCCCTACCACTACGACTATCGTCACAAATGGTTCATGGGGGAAGAAGACCGACGCCAGTTGGAGCTCGATTGCTGTTAACTATGCCACGGCTCCTTTTACTGCGCCGGCAGGCGGGACCGTCGCTAAGAGTCGCACATTCGTCAAGGTCACAGAACACGTCGAGCAGGCGAGCGAAGACCCGACGATGGCTAACGGTACGCGAGTGGAGTACTTCGTCTGGTCCGGCACCGAGGCGGTCTCGTGCGTCAGCATGAAGGCGATCCCTTACGGATCTCGCTCTGTCGAGGAGATGCTCAGGACCCCTAAGTTCTTCGTAGCCCATCGAGGTGGGTCCGCATCCTGGCCGGAGCACACTGAACGTGCGTATTCTCAGTGCCCGATATTCAAATGCCACGGCCTTGAGATGAGTTGCGGACAGTCGAGCGACGGTGTGTGGTTCGGGTGCCACGACCAGTCGCTTTCGCGTCTTGTTCCAGCACTCACTAAGCCTGTGGACCAGTACACGTGGGACGAGATCAAAGCCGCTGCTTCTCAGACCGAGAACATGCCCGCTAGACTTGATTGGCTGATAGAGCACTATATCGACAGCCACGTTCTCGTGGTCGACCCGAAATACAAGACCGGAAAGTGGGAAGAATTCCTGGCGGTCTTCAAGGGCTTGGAGAACAAGATCATCTTCAAAGCATACGGGGACACACGATGGGCGTTCGACCCGATTCGCGCTAAAGGCGTGAAGACGTGGGGGTACGCTTACGCTGGCGACAAAGACAAGGCCTGGTATGCGGACTGGGCAGCGGGAAAGACCTGCGACGTTCTCAGCATGGAGTACACCGCGCCGCAGGATATCTGGACCGCTCTCAAAGCCTCAGGCAAGCCGCTGGTCTCGCACATTCCTTCTGTTCCCGAATCCGTCAAAATGGGTTGGGACAAGGGGGCAGACGGTACGATCTGCTCAAACCCAAAGGCGTGCTTTCCCACGTGCGCATGAGAGGAGGATTGATTGACTGTAGCTTCGTACGCTGCTAGCTGTGCTAGATACTATGCTGATGACGCGAATATCGGATATAGTCAGCCCGAACGATGGACCTTCTACGACCAGTCCGACTGGGACGGTTGGTTCCACGGAATCGCGGCCAACACTGATTGCTCGGCGCTTGTCGCGGGATGCTACAACCTGGCTGCCCACCATGAGTGGGGCGAGCCTTTCACCGCGGGATATTTCCCGAAGTCGACCTGGACCGGATCCCTTCGTGAGGAGTGCACTCGACGAAACTTCGCGGATATTTCAGATTCATGGAACGGTAACGAGCCTGACGGCGGTTTC